GAACGCAGTAATGTTACTAACACTTGGCATTGCTTTAAATTTATCACTAATACTAGTAGTCATATCATTTGTTGTAGTATCCATCTTTAGTGTAAGCATACGTGGTAATAACTTAACGCCACCGTACCCATACTCTAATCCGTTGATAGGATTTTTTGCTCTCCACACATGAACACAATCTAAATCGTAACTACTAACTTCGTGATCAAATTTAAAATCGTCTACTATCTGGGCGTCACCATCTACTACCCAAAACATTTTTGTAAAACATTTTTTAGCACCTGCTACGTGTGCTTGGTGAATTCCTTTAACGTCTTTAACACGCTTTGCCATTGGATACTGTTGTTTAAGTTTATCCCAATTACTATCAGCGTTTGCTTCACCGTAACTTATAAAAACAATATCATACATGTGGTGCTATCTCGTTAGCTAGTTCCTCTTGTATTGTTCTATCTACATGACAGTTATCTGGGAACATGTCGCTGTTTGTCATAATCTCAATTACTTTTTCGTACTCGTCAACTATAGTTTTAAACTCTGTATCTTCTCCTTCTGGTATCACAGGAATATTAAGTTCAGGTTTTTGTCTAGCAAACATGCGTAAACTTTCTGCCGCATTTTCTGTTAGGTCTGGTCTGCGTCTACGAACGTTTTCTGCTGTACCCCAACTACTAATTAATGGTACTGGTCTTCCTAATATTTTATCCATCCACTCACGATGTACATATTTTATAAAAGTGTACTTACTAATATCTTTAGGTAGTTTACCCCAACCTTCAATTACTAACCAAGGTATACCTGTTTGCTCGTAAATTGCTTGTGCGCCATCTAATGCTATTGTAAGTAATTCATCATTTATATCTTTAATGCTATTAGCATTTCTAATTTTATCTTCGCTTTTATCGTAATACTTTTGCAAGTCATATAGTCCTGCTTCATCTGGCCATAAACTTCTTTTTAGATCTCTACAAGGCTCAGTAAGCATCCATATAATTAAATTAGGTTTGTAAAATACAGGACTAGTAAAACAAGGTGCAAGACCCAATGCTTCTTCAACTTTAAAAATTGCTTCAAAGTTGCCTGATCCACCAAAGGCATAATTAGCAGTAGCATGACCCATTTGATCTAAGTTATAACCAAACCCTGGCCATACAACTTGAAAAGGCTTAGGTGCAGTACCTTCTAAGTATTTGTCCTTGTTCCACGGTTCGTATAGTTCCGGGTGTTTAGGATTTGCACAGGCAGGTCCTGGAATAACAGTTCCCCATTCGCCTAGTGCATTACTATCACCAACAATTAAAATTTTCTTCATCTTGTGTTTCCATAATGGAATACTTCTAACTTTTTAGACTCAAACTCTCTCCAAGGATCAACTACAACACTTCCTTCACTGAGATAACAGTAAAGAGTTGGATGTGCCAATAATGCTACGGCTGTGAAAGGACCTTTTTGTGGACTAGCCATTGGATCAACTTCAATACAATGATAGCCTGCTTCTTTACAATAATGTCCTACTAACAAACTATAACTTCCGTCAGTATATGGTACTCCTGGTTTATATGCAATGCCATTTAGCAAAATTGGTAAAGAACGCTCCTCAGCAATCTTAATTAAATAATTTGCCATATTTTTAGCCTGCACTTCTCTTGCATTCATTATAGCATCAAATATGTCATATTGCAACCCCAAGTTTTGAGCCATGTAGCGTAGAGCTATATTATCTCTTGGATGACATGCTCCACCATCGCCCATTCCTGCTTTCATATAACTTGGACCCATTATACGCTGATCGCTTTTGGCAAGTGCATTAGTTACTACATCAACATTAATATGTCCTTGCTTTTCTGCAACATCTTGTATCATATTAACCAATCCAATTTTTGCACTAATAAATGTATTGTAAAATACTTTGATACATTCGCACTCGTCCCACGTTCCAATTTCATAACGTGGATTGTTTTCCATTATAGTTTTGTAAAAGTCTACTAATTCTTTTGCATCACCTGTAATATCTCCATTGTCTGTACCAATCATAATCATTTCAGGATTAACCATATCCCAAGCTACTGTACCCATAGCAATCAAATAAGGATTATAAACAAATCTAGTATTAGTTACTAGTGGTGCAAATTCTCTACGTACTGTGCCTGGTAATACTGTACTAATTAATACAAGTAATTGATCTTTATTCATGTGCATGTTTGCTTCACGTATACAATCAATTACAATGTCGTATCCAAAGTCTTTAGGTTCTAAATGAGCTGTAGGTGCTTTGCCATCATAGTCTGGATGATGTGGAGTAGGTACTGCAATGAATACAATATTTCTATCCTTAACAGCCTCTTTGATACTAGAACAAACTGTTACTTTGTCGCTCTTAACATTAACAACATCATACCCTGTTACATCATGACCTTTTTCGGCAATGACTTCTGCACAAGGTAACCCCAGTTTTCCTATACCAATAAATCCAATCTTCACTATGATCTCCAATCATTATATACGTACATAAATATAGTAGTATTTATGGAAAGTTAAACACATGAAGTTAATTCAAGACTCTATTGCAAAGAACGATTATGTAGCTCGACCGCATACTACGCAGTCTATTGAAAAATTAAAAGAAGCTATTAGTGCCGGAAAACACAAGTTAATTGATGTAAGTGCAATACATTGTTTAATTCAGTATCCTGATTGGCATACTGATCTTAACTTGTTTAGATTTGTAAAACCCAAAGCATTAAAACAATTAAAAAACGATCCAAAGTGTTTTTTCCTTTTTGATACAAGTACAGAAGGCTTTAGTACAATACACGATGTTCCATACTTTGATGTGTTATATTATAGTTGCGAACAAGCAGGTGTTGATCCTGAAAAAGTTATATTTTTTAGTTCGAACATGTATGATGAAACTAATATTGTACGTTTTAATATGGAACACAATAAACAAAAATCTATTAAGGTTGTTACGTTTAATAACTTTGAATCAATGCTGTTTGGTATAGCTGGTGCTCAAAGTATTGGCGATAGTGTACAACAACAGATTGACGGCGAGACTTGTGACCAGTATGTTGAAAGACGCATGAAACAAGAAAAACAAGAAGTTGCACAACGCTATAAGGGTAAAATATTTTTAAGTTTAAGTCGTGTTAATAGACCGCACCGTACATTGAGTGCTTACGAAATTTTTCATAGTGATTTATTTTATCACGGATTAGTAAGTCATGATTTATTTAAAAAGAAAACATTAAAACATTGGCATAGTTATCAAATGCCAACTGGTTGTAATATATCAGGAAGTGATATTAAAAAGTGGCAGAAGAATGTTCTTCCGCTTACAATAGACACTGATGACTTTGTAACTAATCATGCTATGAATCTAAGTAGTTACTTGCACCAACAAACATTGTTTCAAATAGTAAACGAAACGTTTGCAGAAAATTGGCAGGGAACTAGTTTGTTCTGGAGTGAAAAAACTTTTAGAAGTATATATCACTTACAACCTTTCTTAATATTTGGACAACGACATGCTAATCTAAAACTACAAGATTACGGCTATAAGATCTTTGATAACAACTTTGATTATAGCTTTGACGAAGAACACGATACATATAAGCGTTGGTCTAAACTTAGAGTAGAAGTTGAAAAACATGTAAATAGAATATCAGCTTTGCCTATTACTCATCAGATTGACTGGCGTTGGCGACAAGCTGATCTACTAGCACACAACTTAAAAACAATGGTAGACGAGAATCATACTAAGAGTCAAATGACCGGCTTAGTTAAATACATGGTAGAGAAAATAAATGAGCAAGAAACTAATACATAATACTCCACGGAGAATTTTTACCTTTGGTTGTAGCTTTACAGGTTATCAATGGGGTACATGGGCTAATATTTTAGGTGTAGAATTTCCTGAAGCGGAGTTTAGAAACTTTGGTCGCAGTGGTGCAGGTAATCAGTATATACACAACATGATTATGCAGGCTGATAATGTATACAACTTTACACACGAGGATCTAGTTATTGTACAATGGACTAATGTATGTAGAGAAGATAGATATCTACCTGAAAAAGACGGATGGCTAGTACCTGGTAATATATTTTCACAAGGTGACTATAATCAAAACTTTATTGAAAACTACTTTAGCGAGTTTGGATCGTATGTTAGAGATTTTGCACTAATTAAAAGTGCCCACCAATTACTTAAACATCGTTGCAATCATCATATGATTAAGATGTTAGATTTTGAATATTCAAATCAATGGGAATTAAAACCAAACCCAGACTTAAATTTACAAACACTTACACATATGTATGAAGAAAGTATAGGTCAAATACTACCTAGCTTTTATGCTACGCTGTGGAATAATAACTTAGAAGCTAAATTAGCAAAAGATAAAAAAATTGTACATAAACTTTTCCATGACGGACATCCTACTCCACTCGAACACTACGACTACTTAAAGACAGTATTCAAACATGACTGGAGTGATAAAACTGACAAAGTAGTAGGTGCCACACAAAAGAAATGGGTTAAATTAATGACAAGTGCATGTTTGGGTCAGCCTGGACAGGGCTTTAGCTTGTATGAAATGAAACAGCGTTGGTTGGATATGTTAAAGTACGAAACTATTATGCGTCCTAATACGCAAATTAATCCGTTAATACGTCAATAAGTTCTGGAAACGTTTCGTCAAAAGAACGATTACGTATTTTATCAAAATACATATTTTTAGATTTAAACAAATCATTTGCACTTTGGTCAAATGTTGACTTTTGCAAGTAATCAATAACACCATTTACATATCTTAAATGTTCTGTATGCGTTACTGTATTTGCGTATGCTTGTAACTTATCTATTGCTGTGTGTCTTTGTTCATCTGTTAGTGCATTAAAACTATAATGATTAGGTTCAACAATATTATAAAGCGTACTATTGTTTACATCAAATCCTTTACCAGACATGTATTCTAAAAAGTCTACAAGTGTTAGTACATTAAATGCACTTACTACACAATTAAAACTAATAATTACATGCGGACTTTCTTCTTTAATAATTTTTAAGTTCTGTTCTATAGTTGGCCAGTCAGTACCTTCTCTAATATACTCACCTCTGTTTCCATAGCCGTCAATACTTGCACGTACTTCAACGTGTTTAAAATTATTCCAATACTCTGTAATACTTTTCTTCTTAAAAAATAAATTACTTAAATTACTATTATATTGCAGTACAGCATCAGTCTTTTTATTTTCAATTAAATAATCTAAAATATCATAATGCTTATCTGTAATAAGAGGCTCACCTCCTGCAAAATAATAATCTTGAATACCTTTGAGGTATGGCTTAAACTGTTCGAAAAGGTTATCGTTGTTGTCGCCGCCTGCAAAAATGTATACAGGTTTATTTTCACCTTGCTTGTTATCTTCTACAGCCCATGTAGAACTGTAAGTACTACTACAGGTTCTGCATTTAAAATTACAAATATTACTCCAACGCACATCAAAGTATAACAACTTCATTATATCTAACGAACCGTCAAAATTGGTTTCGTCTTTTATACTAATATGCTGTGCAAATCTATTATTTTGTGCAATTCTATTGCTTTCTAAACCTGCTTCTTCGTGCTTCCAACATTGTGTACACGCACTAGGCTTTTCGTTGTTTAATAATGCAAGTCTTAATTTTTTATATTCTTCACTATTCCATATTTCTTCAATAGTGTTATTACGTGTGTTACCAAGAGGTTGTCGCCAATCGCCTATACAACAAGGAAGTACGTTGCCGTCTGGATTAGCATAGAAATGAATCCAAGGAAGTATGCAAAATGTATTACTTTCCGCAGTCATTATAAAAGCCTTCTAGTTCTGGAAACGTTTCTACTAAGTTACAATTACGTCTACGGTCAAATTCTTTGAACCAGTTGTGAAAATCTCTACGTGCTTGTTCTAGTTTACGTGGTTCATAATGTGTTGTACGCATATACTCTACTACACGCTTAAACTTTTCATATTCTAATCCTGTAAACTTAGTACGATCGTTGTCGTCTTGGTTGTCTTTAATAAACTGTAAATGTTTTTCCATATATGGCATGAATTCTTCTTTAGGTAAAATGTTCATGTCATATATACTTGGTTCTTTTAAATGAGGTGTGTCAAATCTAACACGTTGCCATTGTGTGGCATTGTCATCACTATTGTATTTTGTACGCCACTCTAGTATTTTTTCTAATAGTTGCGTAAAACTAGTTACACCAAATATATTAAATGTAATCATAAATGTTACAGGCCAGTTTGTATTGCTTAGATAGTAATCTAAGTTTTGTTCCCATAACTTAATGTCTAAACCAGTACGGGCATATTCAGCTCTTGGTCCCCAAGTATCAATACTAGTGTACAATTTAAAACTTTTAATCTTACCTTCTGCTTTTAAACGCTTAACTGTTTCAGTTAGCTTTTCAACTAGCTTAGGCTTAACACCCATGTTACTGTTTACTTCAATTTGTATGTGTGGCTTAGGATCGTTGTCTAACTTTTCTAACAGTTTCCAAAAACTTTTATGCATTAACGGCTCGCCGCCTGTAATACGCAAAATGTTTAGTGTCTTACTAAGTTCAGGCCACCATTCCCAGAACGCTTTTACGTATGGATTAGTATCTTCGTCCTTTTGTACTTCAAACCAATCAATGTCTTGCCTATGTGTGCTTGACATGTCGTATGGTCCATGTTGTTTTATTTCGTTCCAGTACCTACTAGAGGCTTTAGGATGACAGTATCCACACTTGAAATTACATTCATTACTAAAACTAATTTCAATATACTCAGGATTTACGTTAAAATCCGCCCCTTTTTGTTTTATTTCCGCTACTCTTTCGGGTGTGTATATACTTGCTGTTTTAATATGCCTATCACTTATAAAGTCTTTACCCATTGCTTCAATTTTCCAACAGTAACTACAACCGTCTGGTTTATCTCCACATAGCATTTGTTTACGTTGTTCTTTTTTCTCAATAGTGTTGTGTAACGCACTAGGATTGCCTTCTAATTCTTCTAAAGGAATCTTATGTGGAGCAGGATGGTAACAACTATGCGTTTCTCCTGTTGCAAGATAGATAGTTGTGTGATGCCATTTTGCTAAACAGAATGTTGGAGAGGTTTCACTCTCAATTTTAGGCATTACTGTCTTAATTTTTTCTAGTTCATTCATTTACGAATAACTCTGTCCGTGTTAATATATACTTGTTTGAAAAAATGACTTTGTTCATCGTCAAAAGGTGCAGACGATATAGGTAATCCACACTCACTGCTAAGACGTTGACCTAATTCTTTACTGTATGCTAATGGGTCTTTGTCTTTTGTTTCTTCCCACAGTTTATTAAGATATACAAAGTCTCTTGTTTGTACAAAGTCCCAATCTGTACACGTTGTCATATAACAACCTTGTCTTGCTCCCATTACACTCCATATACCGTTGTCTACATCAGCACCAACTTGCATCCATATCAACAAACGCTGATAATTTTGCCACCAAGTATCGTTTGCAAGGTCTTTAACTTTAGCACCTCTATTCAAACTCATCTTGACTCCTTCACGGAACCCTGCTCTCCATGCTTGATGTGGAGTTGCATTTATAAGACTTGTACTATAGTTGTCATTTAATTGATAGTAATTATCAAAGTAACAAAATTCAATACTAGTATCATCTTCACCGTCTGTATTTTCATGCGTTTGCATATTTTTTACAAAGTCTTTAGTCCACATTTTTAAACTGCCGTTACCGTACTTTAGTCCGTTAACATTAATATGTCCACACCAACTAAATTGGTAGTCATCGTCAACTTTTAATTCGTCTAAGTCTAATACTACATTTAAAAACTCTGGATCAATAACTGTATCGCCATCTACTGTAACAAAGTGTTTAGTTTCGCTCAATTCAGCACAGGCTTTGTGTGCCGCATCAGAACCTTCTACACCATGTACACGCTTTGCCCACGGAACTTTGTTAACTAAATCAACAAAATTCTTTTCACAGTTAGGCTCGTCATAAGATAGAAATATAATATCCTGCTCTGCAATGTTTATTTTCATTTGATTACCTCGTACATATATCTATCAAAGTTTTTAATAGTATATACGCTAACTGGTTTTGCACTAAACTCAAAATCACTATCAAAAGGAAGTACTACATATTTTATATCTGACAAATCAGCAAAACTAAAACTTAATGTTTTTAGTAATATATTTGGATCGTCTTTTTCTGTAATACTAAATGTTATTGTATTTTTAAAGTTAACTTTTTGTGCCAAGATGTTTGCTTTTAAATCGCCGCCAATAGTAATCTTCCAACATGTATCTTTAATATTTTGTAATACGTGAATATCAGGTGTTTCATCTGACACACTTGGTAGCTGATATATTAGATCGTCTACTAGATAACTGTCAATACTAGTATTAGAACGTTGTCTAAGTTCATATTGTTTAGCACGTTTAATATAGTGTACGTAATAGTAGCTAAGAGGTTCTTCTCCTGAAATTATACCTTTAACTTCATGCTCCTCTACAGGAATATAACTTCCTTCTTTGGGTTTATAATTAGGTACTGAAATAATATCTCCGTTTGCAGGATCAAATACTACATACCTTTCTTGCTTAGGTAACTCTACACTTAGTTTCATATGTTAAGATACCTTTCGTACTTTTGTATTTTAGATGCATCTAAAAATTCTTTCTCAGTATAATGGAAAATACCTTGCTGTTGATGATTACCTATTTTTAATTGTAAGTCATCTGTTAGATATGCTCCTACTCTACTACGCCAAGTTTCACTAGGGTTATACCAACCTTGTATTCTAGGCTTCATATGTGTAAAACTAGGAAACGTTACTTTCTTGTTTGTAATTTTATCTTCACAATCTAGTATCTTTGTAACGATTGCTGTGCTTGTGTCAACACTTAGAAAGTTTTGATACTCTTTACTTGCATACTGACCGTAAAAGAACTGCCAGTTGTTCATTACAAGCTCTAACCATGAATAAAAGTCTTTGGCAAAGTCACATTTTTTAAAGTAATGAAAGCCTGCATATACGTTTGGTAAGTTATTTGCAATATATGTTTTACGATAGTAATTATCATTTACTACTTCGCCTCTGTATGTGTATACTTTGCTAGTATAGAACACTTCATAGTTGCTTAAAAAGTTCCACCATGAGTCTAAGTTTTGTAATACAAGCATATCTGTGTCCATTACAATAGTTTCATCATAAGGACTAGCATGATATAACTTCCAACGGTTAGCTACTTTCCATTCCATGTTAGCAGAATCGTCTTCCCACGGTATTTCTTTAATAACATCGAACAGATCTACATACCTAGATGGTACTGTATCGTTGGTTAACAAACAAACTTTAGTGTCATTAGTAGCTCTAATACTCATAGCTAACGCACACGCTTGTTCTACGTAGTCATATTCGCTGTTTTGTGCTATTAAAACTATTCCTTTAGACATTATCTATGATCCTATTCAAACTGAACTTGTTCATAACGTGAACACTACTACCTTTAATACGTAAAGGTGTGTATTCTCCAAGGTGTCCGTCTTTTTCTACTAAAAATAAAAAGTTATCATCTTTTAATTCCCACAGTATATCTCTATCTGCTGTGTAATACTTTTTGCCTGGTAATGAACTTGCAAAACTACCTGCTTGATATCCGTTCATAATATGTATTGCAATACTAAACACCCAATCGTTACGAAACGTTGATTTGTTAATTTGAAAAATACTATTATAGTGTTGCCAGTTATCTTGTATATGTTGTGTTAAGTTAAAGAATGTTTCTACTTCTTTGCTTTTCTTAAAGTACACAACAGTTGCCCAGTAAAAGTCTACACTAGTTTCGCTAATTCTTTGAAACTCTGTAGTATCTCTAAATCCTGTTAGGTCTTTTGCGTCTTTATATATTAGGAAATTGTGTTCTTGTGTAAAACAATTTTTAAGTACATCATTTGCAATGATATAATCACTGTCTAACATTATTGTTTCGTCATATGGTGTTAGTTCATATGCTTGTGTACGCAAGTCGTTTTTAAATGCAAGTTGTTTATATACACCCGAACCGTCATAGTAACGTTTTTCACTTGCCGCTCTAGTATTTGGTACTTCAATGACCTTGTCAAATACTGTTTCGTAGTCTGTGTATGTTGCTTTTAAGTAATCGAGACTGTCTGTTACAACAGTTGTTGGTAATCCAAGATATTGTTTAATACGCTTTGCTAGATAATGAGCTTGTTTTAAGTAATCTACTTCTAAGTTATTTCTAGCAAATATTAATGCACCTCTATTCTTCATATTCTACAAGTCCGGAAACCTTACGCAGGCTTCTTATCTTTTCGTACTCTGTAAGATACTCGTTTGATGCTGTAAAATAAATGTCTAATATATCACTTAGGAATGTTTCAATATCAGCAACCTTTACTGGAATATCATTATCGTCAATTAGCACTACAGACTCTTGTCCTGTGCTTACTAACATATTACAAAAATTCATTAGGTCTTTGTTTACTGAGAATTGACCACCATTGTGGTAATGGATTGCACTTTCGTAAAACTTTTCTTTTAAGACTCTTTTTTGGTTGTTAAGAGTAGTCATGTAATTGGCAAATTCTAATGCCTTTTCAAGACGTTCATCCATACTAATTCTCCTTTAGTGTATTATACACTATTTAAGGAAGAAAAGCAAGTCTTAACTTAGATTTGAACTGCCGTTTGTGGAGTAATTTGGAGAAGCTACTTCTACTGCCGCTCCGGTTGGACGTAATTGTGTAATTGTACTGTTTAGTACACCTTCTACGTTTTCGTCTGTATTTGGGTTACCTGTGTTATCATCGTTAAATGTAACTTTGAAACGTAAAACTGTATCACTTACTTTGGATCCTTCGATTTTGTAATCGTTTGCGGCATATAGCCCTGATCCTGTTTTTTCAAAAAGCTGTTGGTAACCAGCATTTAAATCATGATAACCAATTGCACTACCGTTTCCTGATCCTGTTGCTACAGTTGATGTATAGTTCATACTAACTGTACCCATGTTAACTAACATAGTCATCCAGTCAATTGTTTTACTACTTGATCCAACATATGTAATGTTAGAAGCAAAACGAATAGTACCGCCTGCATTGAAATAGTGTCTTTGATGGTTTGCATCTGCAAACGTTACATCAATAATATGTGAAATTGTACCGTTCCAAGAAGTAGTTCTAGTACCTGCAATGGCCGCTTCAGCTGTAGTTTGGCTAGCATGTGCTACAAATTTATCATTTTCAAGTGTTGTAGCAAGATTTTCAAATTGTACAATACCTTTTTTGTTAATTGTATCACTGTCTAACACAAGGTCAACGTTTTGTGTTACAATGTTAATCTCAGACGGTGTTGCACCTGTTTGGTGAATACGTCCGTTTGCCATATCAGTGTATAGTTGATTAATGTCAATTGCTTGTACGTTATCGTTAACGCCTACTTGGGCACTACTTAAATTTTGTCCGTATCCGTCATCACCTGACCCTACGCCCATTACAGTAGCAACTCGTGATTGTAAGCTGTTGTACCTTGCCGCTGTAATTATATCGCCGACTGCCATATTATTCTACCTCTATACTTTCAGAATAGCTTCTACTAAGCCTTCTTCATCTGCTTCTGGTTCCCAACTCTCTAATGCAATACCTACTAGATAATGTCCTTCAGCTCTAATAGTATGTCCTATGCCTTGTGAGTCAGCGTAAATTGCTTCACCCTTATTAATGATCCCTGTTACTCTTACTGGAACACGCCCTTTAAGTGCAACTGCTTGGCCTTCTGCTTCGCTGTTCATTAAGAACGCAGGTTTAGCACTAATTACACCTACTGGAATTTCAGTTGGTTCAATAGCTCTTACTTCTGCATCTGTTTCTTCGTCAAATTTTGGAACACTAACAATAGTTCCTGTTGGTAATTCTTCTGCTGTTTTATAAATCTCAGCCAAGTCAGCATATTCTGCTGATGTTGCTGTACCTGTAAATTTGTTTGCTACTAAATTACCACTTGCATCTCTAACTGCTACTGTGTTATTAGTTGCCGCTGTATCTGCACTACGGTAGTTTACACCAACTTGCATTTTTGAAGCGTTTTCTGCTAACCCATAAAAGTTAGTGGCGTGCATTTCACTGAATACAGCACCTGTTCCGCCAATTGCGTATGTGTTAGTAGAACCAGGCATAATACCTGTGTCTTGTACTGTTGCTACGTGTTGCTCAACACCACCTGTGTTATCAACTTTAAGTTTAATTTTAGTTCCAACGTCATTTTTAATAACGCCTTCGTTGTCATTTTCAATAAAGATTTTTAAATCACTTGAGTTACCAATTGAAATACCTGCATCTGCAAAACTAACAAGTGATGTAAATGATCCTGAACCTGCTAGTGCAAAGTCAGTAGCACTATAGCCACCTAGTTTTAATGAGTTACTTGCTGTACCCCAGTAATAATCCTGTGTACTTGTAACACCGCCTGTTGCGTTTGTTGTATTTCTTAGTGTTAAACCTTTTTTGACAACGTCAAATCCTGTAATAGCATTAAGTGGGTCTGTACTATCAATAGTAAATGTTGCACCTGAAATAATATAAATTGTTTCATCGTTAACAATAGCCTTAATAACTAATCTGTTTACGTTAGTTGTATCTCTAACGTTAGCTGAAACCATCTGTGTAACAGTTGTACCTGCACCTTGTGGTCCTACTAGTACATAACCTGTACCGCTATATGCGTATAATTGTTCGTTTGTTGAATCCCACCATAGGTCACCTGTTGCTAAACCAGCTGGTGCAGTTGCGGCAACTTCAGCACCGCCTGTAGTTCTAAACTTAGATCCATCATAAAATTTTAGCTTATTAGCACCCGAGTCGTACCAAACCTGTCCTGAAATGGCCTTTGGAGGTTGGTTAGCACCACTAAAGTTTTCTAATAAGTGTAAAAAGTTTTCGTTCTGAATTTCACCGTAACCGGCGTAATTTTTACCAACTAGTTTAATATCACTAGTTTGATCCACGGTTCCATCTTCAACAACTGTTAAAGTAGTTCCATTATATCTATCAATAGTATATGCCATTTCTTTTCCTCTATGTTACTATTTATCTCTTACCACAAGCCGCCGCTCGAACCAAGATCGTTATCAAATACCCATGCACCTGCGGCAACTCTAAAGCGTTTTAAACCACGTGATATAGTAACATTTACGTTACCTGAAGCTGATGCAAACGCAACGTCTTGTACTACACTCTGATTTAACACACCGTTAGCATCTACTGCAACGTATGAGATGTTTTTAGCCGCGTCTACGTCAATACCTGTAACTGTTGCTCCTGCAATAGTTGAAGTAGCTATGTACGCATATGTTCCGGTTTTCTTATTACTTGCTGGATAAATGTCCTCGATGATCGTTGCAATATTGCTGTTAGATAATCCAGTGATATCTAAACTCATTACAACTGGTTCTAAGTTAATCTGATCATCAACATAAAACTTAGTAGCGGCATCTGTATTAGTTGTTGGTTCCGCTAGTCCAGTAATTTTTTGGTTATTAGTAATTGTAATACTTCCAGTACTTTCTAGTTGTAATGGAGTACTAGTTGAAATCTTTGCACCTTCAATATTAGTTTGATCAACATTAAGCTGATTCAATGTACCAATGTCTGTAAGTCCAAGTGCTTGTGTTACTGTTGAACCTAATTCTGTTTTGTTTAATACGTTAACACCTTCAGCTTTGTACCACTTAGTTGCAACAACGTCAATGTTTTCACTTGATGTCCAAGAACCTGTAGCATTTCTCCAAATCCATTCTTTATCAAGGTCGCTTGATTTAAGAATAATTCCGCCAGTGTCTACGCCTGCATTATCTAATGATGTACTATCACTAGTAATACCTAATTCAATGTTTTTATCTTCAACTCTTAAATTTTGTGTTTCAATGTTAACAGCTGGTGATGTTAAAAATAAGTTACCATCAACTCTCATATCGCCACCAACGTGTAACGTATGCTGTGGTGTATCTTTAAATATACCTAAGAATGATTCTGATGTGTCAATAGTTACTGCATCTACAAAACCTGTTGCTTTTCTAACTCTAATTTTATAATCATGATTTGATAATTGGTTTTCGTTAACAACACTAGTTCCAACTACCTTTTGAATATTGTTTTGTGCAGTACCAATTGTAATACCACCACTGTTAGCAACTGTTACTGTTCCAGTTGTAACTGAGTTAGAGTCTGCTGATAAAAACTGCGAAGCACTTTTGGCTACGCCTGCATTATCAACTAGTGCCGCGGCACTATCTGCTGAGCCTCTAAATACAAAGTCTGTAACAGTTGAAATAATATTAAAACCTTTCTTAATACTATCAAGTCCTGTAATAGCGTATGACGCCGCTGGTGTAAATTCATTGTTTGAATATACACCTATTAGTGTTCCGCCTATTGAAAACTTTACAATAGTTTTACTATTGTTTTGATTATCTAATACTGTTAGTGTTTCAAACCCTGACTTGCCTTGGTCGCTTGTATAAATTGGACCTGCTAAGTTAAAATTTGTACCATCATAAAAATGTAATTGCTTTGTTGCATTGTTAATCCAAAGGTCACCTGCAACTACACCTACACCTGGTTGTGAATTTTGTACAATAGGACCGCCACTAGTTCTAAAGTTTGTTCCGTCATAAACTTTAAGTCTTGATTCTGTACTATCAAACCATAGCTGACCTTTTAGTGGTAAGCTAGGAGCTGATGTGTTAGCAAAATTTTCTAGTATCTTAATAAAGTTTTCGTTAATACTTTCACCAAACCCTGAATAGTTTTTACCTATTAAGGATATATCAGTACTTGTAGTATCTAAACTACCGTCGACTAAGTCTACTAGTAATGAGCCGTCCGTTTTATTTAATTTATAACTCATTATACTGCTCCCGTGTTTTGTCCAGCGTATATGATCATTTGCATTGCCATATATGGATTCATAACATCAATTGGTTGTCCTATTGTGCTATTTGTTAGTACACCACCTGATGATGGATAAGCCTGACCTGCTTGTGTTCCTGTTGGAGCATCGTATTGTATACCTTGTGGATCGTTTGGTACTCCACTAATATCTCTAGTAGTATAGTACTGGTCTCCACTTGGTCCACGTAAATCATGTTCGTGTTCTGGTAAGTTAGTAAGTCCAATTGATTGTGTTTGTTGTCCTTCAACATTACCTAATGTATCTGCCGCCGCACTAGTTACACGGTTAGCACTTTCGCCGCCCATGTTATCTAAGCCTAGTACAAATCTACCACGTAAGTCTGGTAACGCAAATTTACCTGCTGTTACAAGTGACTGTGCTTTAAAGTTATATTCAATAACGTTAAACAAGTTTTGGTATTCAGCAATAGTAATTTCTCTACCATCACATATTAACCAATCTGCTGGTAGTACGCCTGCCGCAAATGCAGTAATCATACCAACTGGTAATTGTGGAATAGCTTTAAACAAGTTAGTTCTTGATATTTTAAATACACCAGTGTCTCCTTGGACTCTGTTAAACATGTATTCATCTGTTGCTTCACTTAATGCTTGTTCTGTTTTAGCCGCAATAAATGTGTTGTCAATTGATGTAGTAAAAGTTTTTACACTAGCATCTTGCCCGTCAAAACTAAACTCAGGAGAACTAACATCGCCAACCATTCTAAATACTGTTGAACTTGCTAGTTTATCAGTTGATCCTGATCTACCACTAATTGATCCTGTTACGTTACCTGTTAAGTTACCAACAAAGTTTTGTGAAAATACATTTAAGAACTGTTCGTTTGCAGTACCAATATTTCTTGTTGTTGTAATGTTTGGAACAATATTACCTGTAGTTAATAATCCTGCAATGTTTGTATCGCTACCTACATACAATCTTTTAGCAATACCAACACCACCTTTAGCAATAATGCTACCTGTGTTTATAGTTGAACTGTCTGTTGTTCCGTTAACTAATACGCTACTGTCTGTTTGTATATTTCCAACTACGTCTAATGACTCAACTGGTGCTAAATTATTAATACCAATTTTGCTTGTTGAATCAACACGTAAAACTGTAGTAGTTGTACCTTCATTGTTAACTCTAATATCAATGTTTGATCCACTTGTTTGGTGACCAATAATACCTGCTTGTCCTTCAATACCAATATTCAATGCACTATCTGCACCTACTGTGATACCTGAATTATTTTTAACATTAACTGGAACTAGGCTGTTAGTTTCTTTGTCAGCTCTAATAAAGTTTGCCGCCGGAACATTTTCTGATCCAATAACTAATGCTTCTGCTTTTTCAGCAGTTCCATAATATTTTCCTGCACCTGAACCTGTAATATCAAATGTACTTAAATTGTATCCTGGCTTAATACTTGTAAAGCCTTGGATTACAGTCTTTGGTGTAAATGCATCTGTTGCAATAATTGCAAGTGTTTTTGCTTTTACTTCAATAATTAAAACTGTGTAAGTAATATTGTCTGTGCCAATAATAGTTGTTGGCTTAACACCTGTTGAAAGTCCATCACTAAATGTTGGTCCAACTAATATCCAACCCGAACCTGTATACAAATATAACTGTTGGTTATCTGTATCAACCCAAAGGTCGCCTGTAACTGATTGGTTTGCTTCTGGTGCTGTTGTGGCTTTCTTTAATCCTGATGCACTAACCCAGTTAGTACCATCGTATAATTTTAACTGATCAACACCCGGTGTTGTATCATACCATAACTGTCCTTCTACTGGATTTGTCGGTGCTGTGTTAAAAGCAAAGTTTTCTAATAAGTGTAAGAAGTTTTCGGCAATAGCTGTACCATACGCAGTTGTATTTCTGCCTGGCAAGTCCAAGGACGTTTGTTGGTTAATAGTGTTGTCTTCAACAACAATAGTACCTTTTTGGGATAAGTCAGTATATTGTACAGTATATGCCATTTATTAAACCTCGTTAAAACCTGTTAAACTCTGTACTCTAACAGTATAATCAATTTGGATTAGTCTGTTAAGTGATTTTTGTACAGGGTGGAAAATTACGTGTGTTAGCAATCTACCTGTTCCGCTAGTTGCATAACTTACAAGTCCTAACTCGTCAAACACATACAAACTATCGTTTGCTGTTGCGTTATCAAGAGCATCTTGTCCACTAGGCTCACCGTAGTCTAACAAACAAGTTGCTACAATATCTGTGTAGTTTGTTCCGCTTACGTGTCTAGTTTCTAATTTGTTTCTAGTAGGATCAACGTTATTAACATTGTTGTTGTCAATAACTTTAGCATATGTTTGATTGTACAAACTAGCATTAGTTCCTGTTGAGTTTGGTGACAAGTACGTAATAATACCCGTTGGGTCTACGTTAGTACCGCCATTACCAAATGCCATTTGGTAGACCATACCTTGTCCTTGATTAGATAAACTTTCCGCTAATGAAATACTCATGTTCTCGTAGTGAATAGCATTACGCTTGTCCACCAAGATTTCACCAGTCTCTGGATTGTGTATCTTGATGTGCCCTTGCAAAAGAACACCTTGTTTATCGTTAAATTTGTCTGTCATCATTATTTCCTACAAGTGTATTTATTTAGGTAACGCCACCTCTGTTGTTCTTAAGAACCTTGCAATGTCATTTTCCTGCCTATGTAGAGGAATTCCAGTGTCAGTCCAAGGTCTACCAATGCGTCTAACCACCACTATCTTGGTATTAATAGGTGGTGTTTCAGCTAATACAACAGTTGAAGTTGTTCCGTCGACACTAAATTCCGCGGGCGACACAATATCTGCCTCTGGACTGTCTAAATCAACAGTTGGATCATATGTATTTATTGCATTTTTACGCAGGCGCTTACCAGCGACAAATATTTCAAACTCATGAACTGAATTTGGAATAAAGTCTACTACAATGCTACTAGTTGAGCCATCTGCTGTAAATGTTTGCTGAAGTGTTCTATCTTGGTATGGTACAGTTTGCTTGTTACTCTGATCTAGTAATTCAGTTCCTTTAGCATGTACTGTTGCAATACCTGTTCCTAGTGTACCTCTACGTAACTGTCTAAGTACTCCGCCTTCTTTTAAGTAATATTCAATACGTTCTCCATCAACAAATACAATTCCTGGAATACTACGCTCTTTGTTTGGTTGAGGTAGTGTATCAGAGTTAGTAACTTTGATGCTAGTATCGTAATAGTTTAAGTCTTCAGCTAAGAAGTAACGTGAATCATCACCTAAACGTTTAAAGTGTGTTCTATTAAGCATATCTTTGAATTGACTAAATCCAAACTTAGGAATTATAGTGCTATTACTAAAGTGTATTACCTCTAATTCATCGTTTGCATCAATATCAACTACTACTCTAATAGTTACTTTATCTTCTAGTAATGTATATTCAACGTTTGGACTTAATAGTTCGCCATTTTTAGTTAACCATACATAACTTGTATCAATTGCAGGAGATCTTAGTTTAACAAAACCGTTTGCTAACTGATGATATTCATTATACTCTGTTGTATCTGTTGTAAGTGTAGCTCTTGCAACAACGTCTAAATTAATTCTTTCAATTTTTGCAATATCATGATTGCTAAATTGGTAAACAGTTACTTTCTCGCCATTTTGTGGAGCAGTAGTTAACTGTACTTGGTTTGGTGTTTCAACCCAATAGCCATTAACATCAAACTTTCCAAAGTCATACTCTCCGTCACCTAGTAAGTAAACATCTAAAATGTCTCCGTTGTTACCAACACCAGCAAACAATTCAACACTTGAATTAAATCTATTCCAAATATAACTTGTTGATAATATTTGCTCTACACCGTTTAAGAATACTTTAATTTTCTCTGCTGGTATCTGTGCAAGTCCAACTTGCCAATCACGCAATTTGTATTCTCTAGTTGATGAAACTGTATACTGTTGGTTGTATCCTGGATTAAGTATTTTATTACCTACTTTAACAACTACGCTGTTTGCTAATGGGCGTTGTGTAAACGGTGCATTAGCTAAAGTAAATCCTTGTAACGACCCTGAACCTGTAAACTCATCAATTGAAATCTGTGAGAACGACTTGGCCGCACTATCATAAATTACATACTGTATAAGTTCGCCTGGAAGAGGAGCAATCGGTAGTCTAAGTAATACTTGACCTGATGTTTCGTATGTTGCATCTGTTTCTGCAAGTACAGCATCAATTGGAGCACCATCTTTTGTAATAAACAAACTTAGTCCTTGTTTAAACTTAACTGATGTAACAAACACTGATGTTGATCCATCACCTGTAAATGTGTCTGCATCAAGAATGTTTTCACCGTTTGCTGACATTGTAATAATGTTAACACTTTGTCCGTTTGCTATTGCAACGCTGTCATCTAATGTTAATGTTTTATCTTGATAATTTACAGTAAACAAACTGTTATTACCTGAATCTAAAATTGTTCCGTTAGCTTTAACAAATACATCTTTGCTACTTGCTGGTACTCTATCAAGATTAAATGTACGGCTTCCTGTGTAAATGTAGTTGTAATTATTAATAATACTTGAACCATCATTGATTCTGTCGTATACTTTAATGTTTACACTATCAAGTAATTGTCCTGGAACAAGTTCTTCAGGTCCTTTTGATGTTAACGGAGTTACAAACCCATCACCATCAACTACAATTTCTTCTGCACTAATACCTTTTGCAGTTGAGTACGCTATGTCACCACCTTGCAACATTGTGTCATATGCATCTGCATCTGGTAAGAAGCTACCGTCACTTGTTGATTTTCTAATAACAATTACATCGTTACCTGCTGTTGGAATCTTATCATTGTCAATAACAAATGTATCTGTTGTACCATCACCTACTAGTGAATTCATTACTGCATTTGGATTACCTGGAACTGTTGATCCATCATATTCTGGATCGTCAATTCTAATACCGTTTTTATATACGTTATATGTAACGCCATTAACTAATGGAGCAGACAATGTTAATACTTGTGTACTTCCATCTAATTGGAAAATCTCATCTTCGTATGTTGAATCATATGAATCCCATGTAGTTGTGTAGTATGGCTCGTTGCCATAACCTGTACCAGTATTAAATGCAAAACTCTTAACTTGTACTCCACCGTAATCAACACCGTCCATTAACTGTGAAATATCATTACCTAACTGTCCTGTAGTTGGATTGTAGAATAAGTTAATTCTATCTTGTGCTTGTAGCATTGATACATCTTTTTTGTATGTAACAACAATAACTGCATTATTAACTGGCGGATTTTCAAATGTAATACGCCCTTTATATCTTGTGTAAGACTTATCAGTATATTCTTTATTACTAACTGAATAGTTTCCTTGCAATTCTTCAATACCATTAACTGTAATAGTAACTTGGTTACGTCTTACGTCCATTGGCCATTTAACATCAAATAATGTTCTGCTGTTATTGCCTGCAAACGTTTGTGTTTCTGCTAATGATGTAATTAAAAACGTTCCTGTTACACGGTCAAACTTACTACGCAAGTGCATAGCTCTAATTTTACTATTACCTATTTGTGCTGACGCTTTAGCAATTCTGCTTTCGTTAACAGTTGATAAACTACCTTCAATTTCAATAGTTGGTGCTGACAAATAACCTGAACCTGGATTTGTAACTTCAATGCTTACAACACTTCCGCCTGATCCTAGTTTAGCAAGTCCTTTAGCACCTGTTCCGCCACCGCCTACAAATTTAATAACAGGTATTTCAGTATACCCTATACCTTTGTCGCTGATGTTACAGTTAGTTATTTCAAAGCCTACGTTATCTAACCAATGTTTGTTTGGATAAGTGTTTAGTGTTGCATCTTGTCCGTAGATTAAATTGTCTTTAACTTTGAGTGATGCTGGTTCAATACGCTGTGTATCTTCGTTGTATTGTGGAGCAAAGTCAAAGTCACTAGTACTACTCGCAGTTAAATCTGTTTTAGTATAGTTACTTAGGTATTCTCTAATTTTTGTTTTAAAAGGTTTAGTTTCTTTAACAAATTCTTCGTAGCTTGGTAAGTTATCATTTTGGAATGTAACTTTTTGTTGTAAATCACCAGCATTGTGTTTTGCCTTAATGAAACTAGTTTTAAATGCCCAATCAACAAACGGTTGCTCTGCAAACGCATATCTAACACTTGCTAAGAATAACTGATTGTATTCTACTTCTAAGCCATCAACAAATATATCATCTCTAAGTGCTTTTAAAATAATACGTAATTCATTAGTTGGTTGATTATCGTAGAATGCTGTATCGTAACTTAATCCGTCAAAGCCTACAAAGCTCTTAGTAAAGTTATACAGTTCTTCTTTAAATTCTATAGTTCCGTTTTCACGTCCAATAGTTCTGTAGTTAGTTGTATAATCACTTGCTTCTTCGTTACTAATTTTTTCTAGTAACAACCAACCGCCAGTACCAATGTTTTTAATTTTAACAATATCACCAATGGTATCATTTAACGATGTTAGTAAGTAACTTTGATCAATAGTAAAATCAATATCAGTAAATTTACTATAACCTGTAGCATACCAATCAATATAGTTCCACCAGTTACTTACATCATAAGACTGTGTTGCTGTTCTTTGGTATTCTGCTAATACTGTGTTGTATGAAAATATTGACCATTTACTGTTTACAGTTTCGTCACTCTTAACAAGTACACTAAACAATCTTACTGATAAGTTTGTATTTGCTGAATAGTTTCTGCCTGGATTTCTAACTGTTACACTACCAATACCGCCTGCGGTATTAAGTGTTAATGTAACCTGTGCTTTTTCACCATCACCAATTTGTTCAAACTCATATGTTGGTACTGTAAGGTAACCTGACCCTGGATTTGTAATATCAACTCTAATTAATTTTCCTTCTTCAAATACAGGAGTTAATGTTGCTGGTTTAACTTTTGAAATGTTAACAAAGCCAAGTTCAGAATGTGTATCAATTGCTACATCATATTTAGAACTAATAATATCTGGCTGTGGGTCTGAAGATAATAAGTCAGTAAAGTTATATTCATCTACAATTAATTGTTGAGCCAACACTCTATTAGTACGTTCAATTACTTGTTTAAGTGCTTCAGTATTGTTTTTAAACATCGACTGTCTAGGTCTGTTAAGTATACCGTATTTCTGCTTAGGCGATAACGCTGGATCAGGAACTGGTCTATTATAAATGTCTACACCAACTAAACTATCAACCCATTTAGCTTCTAAATCTTTATTAGGTTTACTCGTTGCTAGTCCGTCAGTAATAAGTTGATACTGATTGTGTTGATTAATTTCTTGGTTAGGAATTGTCCAGTATCTAAAGTTAATTGCTTTTTTATCTTCTTCAACTAAACTACCGCAGTTGTATAATCCAAATCTATCATTGGCATAAACTGCAACAAATTTATAACCCTGTGCCGCTGGATCATTAATTAATTGTGCAACATCATATGCACTTGATTTTCTGTTTTCAAGTGTAGGAATAATTTTAGTATTCTTAACCCAATAGTAATATTTGTTATAGAAACTTGCACTTACACTATTATATAATCTTTTAGTTACAAAAGTAGCAGTTCCGTATTTAGGTGTTCCACTAATACCTCTTGCCAATCCATCTTCTGTATCAGCTAGTTCTAACCACTGTGTCGGTGTTAATGATGTTTCAACCCATTCATATACATCTATACTAGATCCAACCATTTGTTGATTGAAATTAGCTGTGTTATAAATGATATTGTTTTGGTATGGCTCTATCCATTGTACTGTACTAATATCCCACCATAGTTTACCTACATGCTCGTTAGCCCAATAGTTTTCTGTATCTACGTTTACACCACTAGTTTGATCTGTTTGTGTATAAGTTGCAGGATCAAACGGTGTTGTAAATGCTAATTCTTCTTCCGCCGGTCCAGCAATTTTTCCTTGGATAGGATCAATGTAATCTAATTGTGTTGCTGTTCCACTTCCGTCTTTGCTATAAACAAATACACCTTTGAATTTATCTAAGTTAACTTGTTTAGTTGGACTTCTATATGTCTGCCATGGAAGTTCGTTACGTTGACGTTTGTAATCTACGACTGTACCAATAAAGTTGTTACCTGTATTAGATGCACTTAGCTCTGGCATTGAAACATATATGTGGTTGTTTGACGCATGGATAAATTCTCCAAAGCGTTCAACGTTGCTGTTATTAAATGCTAATTTCTCTGCATACAATAAGTAACCACCAACATACTGGTAAATGAATACTTCACCACTGTCTAAGTTTTCTTTACTAAACTGTGTTAAGTTATTATCATATGTAGTTTCAACTGCTAAATCAGATTCTTTACTATTAACAAATTGTGCTGTAACAAGTGTACTGTCATCTAAGTAAGTCTGCGGTTGTGGATCCATTGCCGCTGTATATCTATCAAAGGAAGTGTTATCAACTAAGTTACCACCTTGTGATGATATCATTAGTTCGTTACCTGAGAAGTCAACTGTTTGACCAAAACGTTCTGCTACAGAACTATCTGGACTGTAAAGCTCTTGGAATAAATTAAATGTACCTTCTGTATTTTTGTATACATAAACTTTACCATTGTCGTTTGCTACAGTATCATCTAACGGAGCACCAACTGCAATTAATTCTCCGTCATCACTTATTGCTATTGCTGATGCATATTTTGTAGATACAACAGGAGTATTAATAACCTGTGCATACTCATAATGATTATTGTTGAATCTGTAAATTGCAATCTTAGGAGTTGCATTTTCAAAGTCAGCTACAGTTGCTAACACATTACCGTTTTTACTTACAGTAAATGGATGTGCAAAATTATATAGTGTGTTGCCTTCATTGTCAAATGTGCTATCGCCATCTGGCTGATAACCTGTATCGTTTGGAACGTATCCAATGAAATCAATATTTTGTGCTAACAATACCCAACTTGAACTAAACGCACTTGCTACTTGGTTAGTTGAACTCTTATAAAACTGATTGTTATAAAGTACAATATCATTTGTATAGTACGGTAATGTATCACTAAACACACCTTTGTATGAAGGATCATTAGTAAATGCCCAATCATATTCACCGTCACTATCAAAACCATTTTTAATAAAGTGTATTCTACCTGGATTAGTTCCGTTGCCGGCACCTGGCGCACTTACAAACAATCTGTATAGATTATCTTGTTTGGTCATTTCAATCTGTGTAGCTAGGTTTTTATTATTACCTCTTTCAAGATTTGTATAACCGTGTTGTAAACTGTATTCTCCACTACCTGTTTTATTGTAGATAAAGTATGCACCTTCATTACTGTACGCACTTGCAACACCGTCTTTAGGATCAATTGGTAAGTTGTATATTTGTGTGTATTCTTTGTTTAGTGGACTTGGAATATTTGCTGTACGTGCCGCACCTGTTACAGAACGGTTTGTATAAAACTGGAATTCAATTTCATTCTTAAATGATGGTGTTACAACTTGTAACAATGTACTGTCGTTATTTCTAACAACAATATACTTACCTGAGTAATCAGTTGACAAGTCTGTTGATTCAATACGTCCTGTTAATCTATTAAATCCTTGACCTTGCCAGTTACTAATATGTAAGTCGCCAGTTGCACCATGTGTGTTACCGTATGCAAATACTCCTGCACTTGTGTTTAAGTTTTTAACAAATACTCTTGCACCAAGTAATCCTGCTTGTACATACGCTACTTCTGCATAAGCACCTGTAAATAATTGTGTTACAATATCTCCTTCAACAGGAACATATGGTACTTGGTTCGGTGGTGGTGTAAAGTTAGTAAATGTAATATCAATATAACCGTCCCACAAGTCATGTACTGTGTGAGGTGAATTTATATAGTTAAAAGACAATCCTAATGCTGATGGATCGTAAATTGTATTCAAGCTATCTTTAACTTGATTCATTGACATTGTAAAATTATCTGTAGGACTTAATGTGTCTGTAATTGCTTTTGGTGCTCTAACAAACCAAAACGGTTCTGTTACAGGAAGTCCTTGTTTATCGTAATGACTTAGTATTCCAATTTTACCACCCTTAGTTGGGTTACCTATATCGTTGTTAAACGCATATACATCGTCCATTGTATTTGCCGCAACTTCTGGTGTTCTACTTTCTGATGAAAGTATGTAGTCGCCTATTACAAGGTTTGGAACTGTAATTGTTTTTTCTGTAGTTGTAAAACTGTTAATGCCGTCGATTCTCCACCAACCGCCGTATGCTGTATTTGGGTTCTCAAATTCAACAGCTACATATGTACCCATATCAACACTTGATGTTATTAGTGAACCTGAAGATTCAAATTGACCGTTAACTTCTGTCATGTACAACATTGCCGAGTTAACATTATCAATAATAATATCTTGTACTGTACCAATTGCTGTTGGTGTAGATACAATGTCGCCTACTGCCGGTGTTCTTAAAATATTATCAATATATAATATAGCATCAATCTTTCCAGCAATAACTTTAGTGCCTTCAAATGACGCAACACCTGGTCCGTTAACACCAAATGGTAATATGCCATTTGGATAGTTTTGTGAATACTGATTCCATTGTAAACTAATTTTATCGTTTACAGCTGAACCTTCGTAAGGATCTGCTGGAGCTCTAACTAGTATGTGATCTGTTGCACCGTCAAAACTGTAACGTCCTCTAATTGCATATACTGTCTCTGGATATACTCCGTCTGCAAAAGTAGCAACTGCAACATCATGTGATGCATGGTAGCTGTTAAATGTAAACGACCCTGATGCCGCTGTAACAGCATAGTTTGCTCTCCATAAGTTTTGTTGATAAGATACAATATCGTTTGTTGCATAGTTTGAAGATTCTGAAAACTCACCTTTGTATAATGTTTTAACATTACTTGCTTGTGGTGCACCAATTGCTAAAAATTCTCCGTCTTCTGCAATAGCAACTGACTTACCAAAGTTTCCGTTACCAGCATAATAAGTATCACCTGGTGCTTCAATTGTTTGAAGGTGTGTAAAATCTGCTGTGTCTGTAGTTCTACCAAACAAGTATACTTCACTGTTGCCAGGCGCACTAATTGCAAGTGTTGTGTTTCTTTGGTCTGCCGCAATTACTTTACCAAACTCTACACTTGAATCACTAGTTTTTATATTTGATAAAACCTGTTGCTCAGAGTGTACTGGTTCATTTTTTAATACTAACCAGTTGTCTGTAATATCTTTATCAATCCAAATAGTTTCGCCAACTTTTAGATCGTTGTTATAATCTGATAACAATAAGTTTGCACTATCAAAACTAGTTGTTCTATTAGAATTAAACTTAGTAACAAATCCGTTTAATAATTCTGCATCTTCAACAGTACCATTAGGATAACAAATTAATGTATCAAGTTCGTTACGCTTAACTTTGAAAAACTTCTCAACACCTTCAACATCAACTATACCAATAATTTCGTCAACTTCGTATGCTGATTGTTTACCAAGTGTAATTACAAATTCTTCTACACCAGTAACTGATGATGTTTGAATAGCAAGTACTCTATCATTAGATCTAATATATTTTAGAACGTCCCATTCAATACCCTTTTTACCAATCCAAACATAATCACCAACGTTAAGTGCTGACGGTGATTCTGTTAATAAATCTTCGTATGTTGCTACGGATAGTTTTACATCTTGCGGGTTTACATACCCTGCTGTTGGTAAAGCATTTTTTTGAACATCGTTAGTTGGAAACGGCTTATGATTATATCCTTGCGGTTTTAAGTAAGTTTCAAATGGACGTATTCTATAAATTAAATCTGTTTCTTCACCTGAGACTGTATCAACTAATTCAACAGGCTGTGGACTTAGTCTAAAGTTTGCTTCGTCAAGTGTATATTCAACTTCGTCAAACGCTGTTGACGATCCGTATTGTCCTAATCTAAATCCCCATTCTTCATAAAAGTCTAAGCTGTCTGCATCTGTATTAGATAACGCATCAAACAATTTAGTTAAGCTATTTTTTGTACCTTTGTCTTGAATAAATCCTTGATAGAATTTATACTGACTTACATCATCATTAATAATGTTTTCTAAATACTTACGCTTTTGATATCCAATTAAATGCTGTGCTAGTCTTTGCTGATCATTATCAAAGTTATCTGTGTCAAGATCATAAAAGTCACCAAACTGTTTTGCTTTATAATCTAAGTTTGCTTTTAATCCTGCTTCAGGACGAACTTCTAACTTTTCCCAATCTTTATTATCAAATATATTTGTTCCAGGTATTTTTACCTTTGCAACATAATAAAATTCTTTATACTTAACTGTGTCGCCAACTGCATAATCTTTCCATTGTTCCCAAACAGTAGTTTCTGCACTATCGTAAATGAATCCTGGAATATTAAATCCGCCTGTCCACGCATCAGTTCTATATCCCATAACTTTAAGTCTTGCTTGGCGATAGCCTGGTGCTTGATCGTAAATTACATCTTTGAATACTGTAGTGTTATCAAGTATTACTACATGTTCTTTTTGTACTAAAGGAATATTAACATTGTAAATACCGTCAGCAGTATTTCTAGTTGTTACTGTAAATTCGTTATCGTTATCTCTACCAACGTTTATATATTCTGGTATTAGTTTTTTACCATCTGCTTTTAATAAGCTGTATTCATAGAACGTATCAAAAATGTTATCTGCTACATTTTGTTCTTTGTAAAACTTTAATTCGTTTGCACCTGGACTTAGTGTAATAACACTATTTTCTGCCCAACCTTGTGTTGTCCAGAATAAAAATTCTTTAGCACTTACTCTCCAGTTTTCTACATCTAAAATTTTATCACTAAATTTATTAAACGTAAACCCTTCGCTTTCTAAGTACATGCTGTAGCCTAACAAAAAGTCAACTACTTCCTGTACTGTTCTAAACATTGTACCGTATAATAGCTCTGCTGGCTCTTTAATTAGTTCAGTATTAAATTCACGTCTAAAGAATGCACTACGTCCACCCTTCATAGGAAGTTCAGGTAGCTTTTGATATAATGCTTGATCAAATTCTGTTCCAGCTACGTGTTGAGATTTAGCAACATAATATTCATTACCAAATTGGATTATTGATCCTTCAGCATATGTTTTATTTTCGCTCCACTTTACAAAGTCTTCACTAATGCCACCTACTGTAACAATTGGATCATCTGCTTTTGGTGTTGGCGTAAAATATTTGAAGTATGGGTTAACTCTATCGTAACCTCTAATAATAAAGCCTTCAGCTTTCTTTTCTATAATTACACCACTATACGAAACTAGTTCTGTAACAGAACTTGTGTTTAAGAAAATTTGATAGTTTTCTTCTGGTACAAAAACATTGCCTTCGTTGTAAGGAGTTCTTGAATCAAGTATTAGTTTAAATTTACTCTTTTCAGTAAAGCCACCAAGTTTAATTCCTAGTTTGTTGTCAATAGCTGTTACGTTCTGTTTATACTTTGTATAAACGTCAACATCTTTACTGTTTAAATAGTTTGCAACTACGTTTACTAATCCGCATGTGTTTACTCTTGTTTCATCTATTGAAGTATTTGGAAATAATAAATCTGCTAATCTTAAACGTTTACCTGTTGTACTGTAAACAATAGTGCCTGCACTATCTCTAACAATTCTACTTCTATCCCAACCAAGTCCTAATACTCTGCTTGGCTGATTTAACATTAAAGAAATTATTAATGCAAACGGATATTCACTACTTCTTCTCCAAGCAGTTTCTGTTGGTCCTTCGTCACCAAACTTAAATGGATTTTTAGTACTACCTAATACAAATTCTTTTGCATAGTTGGCATCAACCGGACTTAACAAGTTACCTGATTCATCAACTGGTATCCAACTAGTAAGTCCTGGACGTTTATAATGTTCTAAGTATTCTGCAGGTGCGCCTGGCTTTCTACATATACCATCTTCAAGGTCTTGCCATAACAATATGTTTTCACTTGTGTATGGTGCTTTACCGTATTCTGTTTCCCACCATGTAGGCTTAACACTTAGTCCTAACATTTCCCATGGGTGTGTATGAGGACGATCAGTATCAAATGCTTGTTTATAAACTGCTCTCCAGTATCCTGGGTTAGTAGTGTTGTTTGAACCTAGCGTTGAAGAATAGTTATATGTAAATGAATCTGTTGCTTCATAAAAATCGTAATTTGTATAATCTGGGTTTCCTACAACAGATAGCCAATCAATAAATTCTGCAATCATTCCTTTGTCAATAGCCCATTTAGGAATGCCTGTTGATCTGCTTGAGCCGCCTACAAAATCATGTATATCAAATAGTGATGTATTGTACGGTACTTTTAAGTTGTTGTAAATTCTTTTTTCTAATTCAAGTAATAAATCATCTCTAAAATCATCGTATGCTACAAACGTAGATCCGTCATGTCCTCTAATAACAGTTTGGTCAACACCGTAAGTGTTATCAACAAACTTTGTAGGAACATATGCAGGATACAATCCTAACTTAGTAGGAGTTTCTGGAATATAAGAACCGTCTGTATTTTCGTATTCGTATATTTTAATAACATCGTCAATAGCATTTGGAGTTAAGAATTTTATAAATCCTTCAAATCCTACTTCAAACTCATAATCTTGTCCATGACATAATAACGCATCATTGCGGTATACACTTATTGCTTGGTTTGATAACGAACGTAAACTAAAGTTTTCTGTTAAACTATAATATTCTTGTGACGCACTAAAAACTGTATGAACAATTTCATTGCTAATACCATGCCCAATCATATCACTAAAGTAAAATGGCATGTCATTTGTTTTGTTTAAATTTAGTGCAGTTATTACTTTGTCAAAATGGATTCTAGTTGATCCGTCATAGCCTAAGTTTTCAGCTGTTTGTAAAAACTTTCTTCTAAACTTACCATACTCTGCTCTTGAATATTTTAAAGCATTAATAACGTTTGCAGTTTTATCTGTTATGTGATATACTGCAAGGTTAGTTAAACCACTGTGTTGTGTAAATCTACTTCCGTATGGTGATAAGTTTCCTAGATCTCTTAGGTTACTTGTTCCTGGAAATGCTCCTGTCCAATCATCTCTAAACTCAGTAATACTTTCAACATGGTCATTAACTTCACCTAGTGTAAATGACTCAATATTTTCGTTCTTAGGATTACGTTCATAGTTAATTGGAAACTCGTAAATACCGTTAGCATTTTTCTTTGTAGCACTATTAGTTTTAATTACTATAATATCATCTTCTACAAGATCTTTTGTAAACGTAACATATGCTACGCCATTAATTCTGTTTATAGCATAATCTATATTTTCTAATTTACGCTTGTCGTTAACATAAACTCTTACCCAAAGATCGTTTAAGTCTCCACTGCGGTCATATACATCAATAGCAAAATCATTAAACTGTGTTGCTACAACATATTGTCTATTAACTAACTGTTTACTTTCTGTATTACCTTTGATCCAACCACTTACATATGTAAATGTTTCTCTGTCGCTGTACTGTCTTAGTACACCGTTATCAGACTTTGCAGTAACAACTGCATTAGTTTGTTGGTATGTATGTTCTGTGTTTAATAAGTTAAAGTCAAACTCAATGTCACCTGTGTTTTCTAATGCTCTATAACTTAACGGAAATCCTAATTCAGTATCATTAGTTCCAGTACCCTGTTTGTAACTAAACAGTTTGTTACCAATAAATGTTGTACTAGGATATTTTGTTGTGTCAGAAAAAGTACACCCGCTAGTATCAAATAAGTCAAACATTGGTGTTTGATTAGTTGCTGTTTTTTCTTGTGCTATACACCACTTAGTTCCATTGTAATACCACATTTTACCTTTGTTAGTATTACCAGCTTCAATTAGTACTACTTCATTTAACAATGGTGTTGTGTCAGCTTCTTCAACTAAACTAATTTGTCTAACATTGTTATGTGTAATAAAGTTTACTTTATAAATTTTGCCTTTAACTCTTGTATCAGGATCACCTGTAAACAAAATACGCATACCGTCTGCAACATCAACTCCGTCAATGTTGTAACCTAATTCACCTTCAATAGTACTAAACACATCAGATGTAAATGTATCAATTAAATCTACATTAGCTTTTGCTTCAGTACCAAACTCATGCAATTTAATATTTTCGTTAAATTCAATAATTGGTCGTTTAGCTCTGTTTGCTTGATCAATTTCTGGAACAATACCGTTGATTGTTGCTGTAGCTTCAATAACAGATTTGTGTGTCCATCTATTATATCTTGACCATGGATTTAAATCAGCACTTGATCTATTCATACAAACGTAATCTTTTGTACCTGCAAAACTATTTGCATTACTAAACGGTACTCTATCAAATGCTTCTGAATCAAATGGTACAGGTTTGTCTGTAGAATATGTTCCAGGTATCTGTACATTTGCGTCAGATACTAATTTAATTTTATCTCCTACACCTTCAACATACCATTCGCCTTCAGCGTACTTTGCAGGAGTTACATCACCTTGGAAGTATACTTTCATTCCATTTGATAATGAATGTCCGTTTGACATTGTATAACTTTGTTTGCCGATAATTTCTGCTTCAACATCAATTTTACTATTTTCTACAATATCATAAATTTTAATTAAGCCGCTTGTGTTAATGTCATTACCGTTAATATAATATAAAGTATCCGGTGCATTAATATCAACTTCAAATGTAATTGTACCAACATCAGTTGTTTGTGTACTATCGTCAACTCCAGTTGTGTATAACACTTCAGCATCTAAACTTCTAGCAGTTCTAAATGTTAAAGGCATGCCCGGAGTATTAAGAACAAATGTATATGTTTGTCCTCTATATAATTTTAATGATGGGTTTTGTGTTTTACCATCTGGCGAAAATACATATGCAGTATTATCAAGATTGTCTTGACTAGTAACAGTAAATGTACTGTCAATGTCTTTAGCCTGTCCTGCAACACCAATACCTATTGGACCGTTTGGTAGCCAATAATATTCTCTATAGTTAGTAAACTTATCCCAATTAATATGTGGGTTCCAAGAATAGTATTCCTGTTTGTTTAGTACGCTGTCGTTTTCAACTGTACCATTAAACGCTCTAATTTGATTTTTAAAGTCGTTATAATCTTTGTAAAATGTAACGTTGTTTAATTCGTCTTGAACTAAAGTAGCAGGTTCAAATTGATAGTTTTCTCTATCAACATTATCGTCTGCGATATAATTATCAGATGCAACTCTAGCTTTTGCAATACGTCTTCCATAGTATGCTGATATTTTTTCAGCAACACCTGGATTTAAAAGTTGGTCGAGTGTAGCACTAAGAAACTTTTTATTCGAATCCGTTCTAAAGTATTTAGGTAAGTGATCTACACTAGCCCTTTTAGATTGATTTGCTCCTACTGGAAGAGCATTATCGGATTGATTATCGTTAAAAGCCATTTAGCTTATCCCCTTAATAAGATGAACTACTGTAAGTAGTGCCACTTGTAATTCCGCTGTTTGTTGACGTACTTGACGCTGTTACAACATTGCCTGTTGCTTGTATTCTACTTGCTGTAATGGCATCAATAACTTGAACGTCATCAACCGACGCACCACTAATAAAAATTTCATCTGCTTCACTACGTATTTCAAACAAACTACCAAATGCTTGTCCTGTTTGTTTTGGAACAATAATTAAACTTACTAAGTTTGGGCTAACAGCATTCATTACGTATGTGCTTAATTCTGTAAAGTAAAAAGTATCGCCAAAGTCCCAGTTCTCTAATGCAAAGAATTGATTGATTGCATTAATAACTTTTGACTTAATATCATTATCGTTAACAACTTGCTCTGGGTTTTTTACAATCTTAAATGTTGCCTGCATATTAGTTTCGGCTTTATCTCCAAACAGTACTTTGTACTTAACTGGATGATAAATTACTTCGTCACTAATTGACTTAATTTTATTAATTTCAGCACCATAACTGTTAAACAAATTATCACTACTTGGTGGTAAAGGTAAACTTGCTGTTACACCAGTTAAGTATTGTCTAAAGTTTGTGTCATATGTTTTTGTTAACAAGTAACAGTCATTAATATTAGAACTGCTTGGATCAATACGAGCATCATCATCTGCTGTATGCACATAATGGAACTTTAATTTATCTCTACCTGTAAATGCTTTATAATCTGTTGTTTGTGTTAGTAATAATGTAGTTGCATCATACTTTTTAAATACATCAGTTTTTACAACATAAAATATTTTGCCTGTTGGCATTCCTGATGTTTGAATGAAACTGTCGTTAGTAACAACTGTAATTTTTTCAATATCGTTATCAACATATTTAAAATCTTCAATATTATCTGACGTTGTGTATTTCTTTAGAAAAACAAATTTATCATTAATATTAGTTTCAGGTGCAATTAATACGTTAAATGTATCCGGGTCGTCAACAACTGAATCGTCATCTCTGTCAAAGAATCCAACTTCAACTTTTTTACTATCAATATATCCTTCAGGGTCTCTATACTCTTTTGTAATTTGCCAAGGATAGTCAATAGTAAAAGGTGTAATAGCATCTGGAACTGTGTTAATTGATAATACTTCAATTTTATCTTTAACAATTTGTCCTGTTTTATTATCGTAAATTTTTTGTTCGCTGTCGTAAAAGAATTTAATTTCTTGATTACTTTCAAACACATATCTTAGACCTCTGTAACTAACAGTATACTGAGCTCCGTCTGTTTCAAATAGTAACAACCAACTTGCATCTAATTGTTGATTAGTAATATCACCTGTTTTACCTGTACTAAAGTTACTTGTAATATCTAAATTGTTTTCTGTAATTAAACGCCATTGTCTTAAATTAGTATCGTATCTTAATCCAAATGTTTTGTATGCAAAAATTTGGTCAATGATTTGTGTTTTAACATCAGTAACAAGTGCTTTACTAAACTTTGGTCTAATCTCTGAAAGTACTGCACCTGTTGGTATTACATCGTTAAATGCAATTGGTCCACTACCGTCAGTATTATCAGTTCTGCCATCACCTGCTACAGATACAACTTTAGTCCAAGCATAAGTTTTTGTTCCTGCTGGTAAAACGTTTCCTGTTTGTAGTGTACCGTCTATACCAAAATACTTTCCTACTGGTGCAACAAATTTAATTAAACTTCCTGGTTCAATAAAACGTAGTCCACTACCTGTAAATGTTCCAACTTGGTATGTAGAACTAACTGAATCTAAAAACTTACCTGTACTATAATTTGTAGCTGTTGATGATTGTGACCAACTTGCTTGTAAGTCAGTAACTAATACTTTAGGAAACTTATCTAAGTAGTAATTAATAACTGACGTTTTTGATAATATTGGTGTAATTACATTTTCAATAGTACCTTCAACATCTGTTCTAGTACTAAAAGTAAACGACTCTTTGCTATCTGTTAATTCTTTATATAATAATCCATCTGTGCCAAACAAGCTAGTATTTGAATACTTTCCTGTTGCATCAAGTAAATCATAATATCTACTGATACCACTAGATGTTCTGTTAACAGTTTTTACTTTAATAATTTCTTGGCTAACTCCTAATGGTGCTACTTGGTAGTCTTCACCAGTTACCATTCTATTTTGTGTATAGTATGTTGAAGGAGCATTTGATTTAATACTTGCGTTTGATTCACTTATACTTGAATTATCAACTGTGTACTTTAAAGAAAATACTAAGTTTAATACTTCAGCATTACCTGCTTTAGATGTATAAGGAACTGTTACAGAAATATTTGTTAAGTCTTTAGGAACAACATTAAATGAATCATTTGCACTAGTTCTAAAATATGCTTTAAAAGATCCTTTAGGAAGATTACCAAATGTTCCATCACTAAAGATCATATCAATTGAATCTTGTACTTTTGTTAGTACAGCATAAATGTTTCTTTGATTTTTTCTTGTACTATTATAAACAATGTTGTTGCCTTCAACTGCATCAACCTTTGTCCATAGCTGATCCTCAGCACCAATTGAATTTAATTTGTAAAGCCAAACGTCATCATTATTAACATTAGTTGCGTCAATGCTTACTGTTTGGTTAGTACTTGGTGTGTCAATATTAAATATTCCGCTATCAAGTGTACCTTGACGGAAGTGTGTAAAGAATCCTGAGTTTGTTGAACCTGGTCCTCTACCATCATCTCTATAAAGAAATCCTAAACTGTTTCCTGGAAGCGGTGCTTCTTCTGAAATAACACCATCAACAACATCAGTACTAACAAGTTGGAACTGTAAACTTCTTCCATCAACATTCTTACTAAAGGTATAAACTGGAACATCAGTGTTTGATGCATTAAATCTATACTGGTCTGTTGGAACACCTTCTACTTTATCTTTTTTAATTGGTTTTCCAAATTGCGAATTGTTAGGCAATGCGGCGTTAAGTACTCTTTCAAACTGTTCTCTCCAATTTGAATTACTTGGATCGTTCCAAATAACTCCTTGATTAGAAAGATTTGTACCATTACTATCTAATATATCTTCTGATGTTGAAACACTTTCCATTTTAAGTAATCCGTTAGCTGGTTTGTTACGCTTTGGATTATATGAAAGTAAACGTGCTAAACGTAGAACACTTTCTCTACGTGATGCAAGTTCTAAAAAGTTTTCTCTAGCATTTAAGTCAACACGGAAAGCAACGTTTTGACCTAGGAAAGCGATAAGATCAATTAGTGCTAAGTATTCACTTGATTCAATGTAGTCATTAAAATCTTCTGGATAGTTTTGACGTATATAGTTAATCATTGTTCGACGTAAGTTGTCGAAATCGTATGATTTGAATTCAGCATTACGGAAAGATTGGTATACTTTAGCCCAATCTTCTGCTATTAATAATCTATTCTGTCTATCTGTTGCCGCCATTTATTTGCTTTCCTTAGTATAATACTATTTAGTGTAATCTGTTAAGTGTGTAGTTAATTCATTCCCGAGTTTTCATCAAACGTTAAACGCATTTTTTCGCTGATGTTATACGGCAAATATGTTAAATCACAATCTATAATAATTCCACTTTCGTATGTGTCAATAATAACTGAATTTGCAGTAACTCTTGGATCTGAATTTACAATTCTTTTAACGTTCTCAGCTATTGCTTCTTCCATTGACGGCGTCAGTGGTTCAAATATTGCGTCCCAAATAATTGTTCCAAACTCAGGATTCATTAATTTTTCACCCTGTCTAATATGGAAGTGGTTAAGCAAGTCTTGTTTGATTAAACCGATGTCGTATAACGTTTTACTAACGTTTTCCGGGTTAACTGTGCTAAGGCCTCTGTAAGCACGATTTGTCGAAGTTGGGTTAGCCGGAGATGCGTTGCTGTTAACTACAATATTTTTATATAATTCGCTTGCCATATCAATATTTACCTTACTTTTTATTCGTTAGCTTTACTAGTTTTCTTAAATGTATCTGGAATACTAGGATTTGGTTCATCATTTTTAGTTGTAAAATTATTATCCCTATCAGTGGCAACTGGTTTAAATGCCTGAGGGTTTAAATTTTCATGCCAAGGCCACGGTTCGTGTTGTGGCATACGCTGGCTTAACCATCCTAATGACGATGGTCCTGGGTTAATATGTGTGTTCAACGGACTAACTTGATCAGCTATTGCGGCTGTTGGACCGTTCATGTCAATCTTAGGTGCTGTTTCTGTATGGTTTCCGCCACTGTTTATATCAGTAGTTGTACCTGCTGTAAACTTGTTTGCAGAACCTGTGTTTAGATCAAAGTTAGTTGCTGTTGTAATTTTACCGTTAGCACCAATTAAAATATTTGTATCAGCGGAAGATTCTATTTGTATTTTGCCGCCTGGCTTTGAACTACCGCCATAATTGTCACTTGCTTTTAAGTATAAATTTGCACCAGCTTCAATAGTAACATTACGATTTGCTGTAAAATTAAAATCATTAGCACTAAACATACTAATACTATCTTCAGCATAAATGTCAATCTTACCATCGCTTGTCATCTCAAGCCAAGCAGTACCTCTAGCATTGGCTATGTAGATTAAATCTTCTGTGTTGTGTAAAAGTATTTGGTGTCCTGTTCTAGTACGCACACGGAATAATTCGTTGTGTGGTAATTCTCTTTTACCGTCTGTTTCATTTTCCATTACATCAGCATACTCTGGTGGACCTTTGTCTGCTGTTGTTTTTCTTAAAAATTTATCGTCGCCGTCATCTGCTACAAGAGAAGTTCCGCCAAGTCTTGACTTGTAAACATCAACAAATTCTTCGTTAGTACCTATTCTTGATTTAGGAGCACCTGGACGTTTATCAATAGGTCCTGGTGTATTAAATCCAAAGACTGCACTTGGCACTTCACGTCTTGCACTTGACGTTGTAATTCCTCTTGTTTCGTCAAATATTAATCCTGATTCAACTAAGCCATTTACAAATTCTTTTTGGTGTGGTTTTTCAAACTTTGTAGGATCTTGTGCAAGTCCTGTTTCAGTTACTTTATTATATTCACTAACCGGCAATTTAGCAGGTTTCATTTTTTCGTCAATTAAGTCGTTACCTTCAGCGTCAACTTTTTTAGTAAATGACGTTGCGGCATTTCCCGGTACAGAAAAATTCATATACCTATCTTGAACACAGCCTAACCAGTAACACATATTTGGGTTACCTTCTGCAAAAATTATAAGAACCTGCGTTCCAATGTCTGGTGGAATCATCCACATACCATATGCTTGTTGGCTATCTCTATAACCGTCATTTGCTGTTACTCCATTTCTTGGAGTTTGTCCTGTAAACGGTGACAAGTATTTCGCTTGGTACATTGACCCGCCAGCAAAGTTTGGGTTACCCGTTGTTGTAGTTTTTAATAACTGCACTTGTAAAGTGCCCATGTATTCTGAATCAATAAAGCTCACTACCTTAGCAAGGTAAGGCCCTGGCATCATTATTGGGACGTTATCTTTTGATACTTTATCTAGTAATGGATTCATCATGCCATAAACCCTCCCGGATAGTTGTTTGTTATACCATCGCCTGCATCATCAACTGGTCCTGGTCCTTCTTGTGCCGCTTTTTCTTTTTTGTAATCTAATTCTGTTTGTGTATTCATTCTTAACAATGATAGTGTTTGTATAAACTTACCTTGATTAAATTCAGACTTAACATACGTTACTTTATATAACCCACTAAATTGTCTAATTTTAACTCCACTGTCATCCTTTGTTACTGGAAATTCTATTGTACTTGATGTTGGACTATAATCATATGGTGTTTTAAAATTCAACTCAATAAATTGCTGACTACGTACATGGTCAATATGTCCATTTTCATCTGCAAACCAAGTTGCACCTTGTGCTGACATATAGTTTCCTGTACCACTGTCACTTATGTAATAAGGATCTCCCATTATTTGTAATTCAACTTTTACTAGATCCACCATACTGTATACCAATGCTTTATGGAAAGTACGTGCAATTACTTCTTTAGCATCAGAAGGTACACCTCTCATACCTGATGTAATAATTTCAATGTCAGATTCAATAACTGATTTTAACGGAGACAGTTTAGGCTCAGCGTCACCTTCGCTGTTTTTTATTGTTCCTGATTTATCTTCACTATTAGCTGTTGCACTTGCACCAATATTCTGTGCAGTTTCTGTGTCTGCACTACCATCTCTTGGAACTGGTGTTAAATATCTATTGTTGAACGTTAGATCAAATTCTAATACATTTTTGTTTTTACCTGTGTACAAATAATTATATTCTTTAGCAATATGATCTATTGGAGTGTCTGGTGCTACATCTCCTGGACCCATCCAAGTACTAGCATGTACTTCATATGGTATTACTTTGAAGATATAGATAAATGGCGGACGTCCCTTACTTGCTTCTACTTCTTTTACAGGAACTTGAAACACCATTGGTAATATACTAAACCAAGGACGGAAGCCGTCAACTAATTTTTGGTCTAATAATTGTTTACCATATTCACTTGATAAAACTAGTTCTTCAATAATATTATTAATTTTTGTACCTTTTTCAAATTTAAAGGCACGTTTGTCTTCCGGTATATAATTTGCTTTTTGTTCGTAGACATCTTTCGTTTGATCGTAAACTTTATCCATTCCGGCACTTTGTGTACTACCGTTTTGTAATTTATCAGTGACTAGTCTTGATGTTCCAATTGGATTTATATTTCCAGTTGCTAAACTTTGCGATACAATAGCTTCTCCAAGGTCTGATCGTTTTACTGAAACTCCTGCAATCTTTTTTAAGAACGATTCGTAGTCAATTACTTGTGTACTTTGCGATTCTCCTGTTAGTGTTTCAACTCGTTCTTTATCAGTTAAGTCGTTTACTGTAGCATCATCTTCTTTCTTAGTAGCTAGTTTTCTACTTTCTAAAGCATCAGCAGGTGGAAACAATACAATGTACTGATCGGCAAATTCTTTTTTGTTACCTTTTTCACGTTTTAATAAATTAGTGTTAAGAACAGTAGTTAAACTTTGTATTCCGCTTTGTAATACTTCTTGAAGATCTCCTCCAACAATTTGCATGTCTGATGGAATTTTTTGCACTGAATCACTGTTAGCACTAGAATTTGCAGAAATAAATGTTGTTTCATAAACTGTACCTGATGCAGTAACAGACATTGTTGAATCAGTTATTCTAATTGGAATCATACGTTTTCCAAGACGCTTCATTTGATTATCAGCAGTATATCCTACAAACTCTATTGTTAGTAAAAATGTTGCAAACGTATAAGTTAAATGTCCTGCCATAACTGCCGCAACTTGTAGTGTTTCAAGAAACTGACCCATACTATAAGGTTCTGTTACTGTAAATCCACCTTTGTGCATTTGCATTGCACGAGTGTCGCTGTTATATCCTATTACAGATTCAATAACAACATCATCCATAAAGTATTCAACTCTGCCGCCACTTTTTTCTAACATAGTTTGAGCTTTGCGTTCGCCCATGTTTCTAGTTCCGCCACCACTTTTAATAATAACTACTTCTGGTTCGGCTTGCGGTCCCATATATGTAGCGTCAGGGTCTAGTATTTCGTCAGTGGTTAAGCAGTATAAACCAAACATATGATTTACTGAATTAAATTCTTCTAGTTCATTTGGGAATATAGTTCTTTCAATATTGCCAATACGTTGTATTCGTGCTATAGCTTGATTTACTGTTGAAAGTGATTTTTTAGCACCCTTTAAATCATCTTGCCTTTTGCGATTATTTGCGGCAATAGTTTCTTTGCTTGGTCCTCTTCCTGGAGGATATTGATTATCGTCTAATGAATCAGCAGGGCCACCTTCAAGATCTAATACTTGCTTTTCAAACTTTTCTTTTGTTTCTTGAAGTTTTTTTAATTCCTGTTGCGTCTCAGGTAATAGATCACTAAATGCCATAAATTAGGCTCCTAATCTTGCTGAGATATCTGATGCCTTTGGAAGATAAATTTTAGTTCCTACTTTTAAATCGTAAATAGGATCTTTAATAATATCCATATTGCGTTGTGCAAATACCCACCATAGTTTTGGTGAACCGTAAAGGTCATACGCTAATAAATCTGGACGATGATTGTATTGAGGTTCTACCTCATAAAGTGCGTCATCTGCAGAAGCAGGTACTGTACGAATCCTTAATAGATCCATATGTTCGCCACTTTCATTTTCAGGCGTGTTGTGCCACGGGCTTGATTGGCTATAAACTGCCATTAAATAAATCCTCCGCCATTTTTAATATATTCACCGTTAACATAATTTTGTAAACTGAACGTTTCAATCTCACGTCTGCTGTAAATTGGCTGTACTGTAACTGTTATTAAACTTTGTGTTGGTGCCCAACTTACGCTATCTCGTTTTTCAGTTACTACTTGCCCAGCGGCTCCTGATACACTTTTTTCTACTGACATTTCATTTAATCCTGTTGCAATATAGTCAACATCTTGTGGTAAGTCAACTGTAAAGTTTGTTATTACAACTGGTACATCATTAAAAATAAAATCACCATAGCCGTTAAGTTTAACAACTGGTGGCGGAGCACCTAATGTTTCAGCTTCGCCTCCATAAAACATTTTAGTTGC